AAACATAGATGGTGGAGCAGGAAGAGATGGTGCTATAGATTTAGGTGTTGCAGGTGCAAAATTCAAAGACCTCTACCTTTCAGGCGGTGCTTATCTAGGCGGTACAGGTTCAGCAAACCATCTTGACGATTATGAAGAAGGTACTTGGACAGGAACTTTAACAGGAGGCACTTCAGCACCAACTACTGCTGTAACAAAAACAGGTTATTATACAAAAATAGGAAACATGGTAACTCTTTGGATTGAATTTAATAATGTAGATGTTACAGGTGCTTCTGGAACAGCAAAAATAACAGGACAACCTTTTAATCCAGCTGTTGGAAAATCTGCTGTTGGTGGTGGTTTTATGGGAAGAGCAGAATCAGATTTAATTGGTTCTTATATGACCTCTACAAGTGGTGGAATACTTTGGGTTGATTATCAAGGAAATGGTGCAAATTATGCTACAACAGGTACTGGTACTTATGTACAAGCAACAATTACTTTTTCAGTTTCATAACAACTAATATACCTAGTGGATTCTAGGTACGGACATAGGAGAAAAAAATGGCAATAACAAAAGAAATAATAGAAGATAAAATAGAAGTTGTAGGAGACTACAAAACTATACAGGTGCGAACAGCTACAGTCATCAAAGAAGATGGTGTAGAGCTTAGTAGGTCTTTTCATAGACACGCATTAGATTGTGTAAGCTCTGTACAAAACGATGACGATACTTGGACTCATACAGATACAGACGTATCAGGAGAGTCTACAGAGGTTCAAGGCATAGCTTCAGCCGTTTGGACAACAACAGTTAAGAACGCTAAGAAAGCAGCTAACGAAGCTGCAGGAGTATAATAATGGCAATAGAATGGACAATAACAAACACAGAGTACAACAACGACTCTGACAAAGGAATAGTACACGCTGCATGGCAATGTACAAATTCAGAAACAGTAGGTTCAGGCGATAGTGCAGTAGTGCATACAGGTACAGTATCAGGTATGGAGTCTTATACTCCAGACGCTAGTGCTGACGGTTATGTAGCTTACGATAGTCTTACAGAAGCTAATCTAGTAGCTTGGGTAAAAGCAACATTAGGTTCAGAAAAAGTTACTGAAGTAGAAACTAAAGTAGCTGCTCAAATAACCAAGAGTAAAACTCCACCGACAGCGTGGGGAAAACCTTGGAGTTAATTTAACCAAACACACCGACAAGTGTGCATAAAACCATAGGAGGATATTATGGCCAATAAAGAAACTGTCAAAGAAGAAAACACCGTCACTATTGATGGGAACGAACTAAAAGAATCAGAACTAACTGAACAGCAAAAGTATTTTGCAAGTCAGATTCAAGAAGCAAGAGCAAAAAGAATGCAATTACAAAGACAAATGGACAGAAATACAGCTGTTATTAATTCTTTTGAGTCTGCATTAGTAGAGACTACTAAAGAAATTGCAGAAGAAGTTTTATCTGAGGAAAAGTAATATGAACTTTATTAAAAATTTCTGGGATAAATTTACTGGTACTGAAAGAGTTGAAGTAAGGGCAAGAAATAAAAAAGGCCATTACGTTGCAGACGATAAATCTACTCCTGATGTTAACGAAGCTTATACTACCAAAAGAGTAAAAAAGAAAAAATCAAAAATAACAACTAATAATATAGGATAAAAATGGCTACTGTTAAAGATGCTTTAAATGCAATTGAATCACATGAAAAAGAATGTAAAGCTTTGTATAAAAGTATTGATAAAAGATTAGAAGATGGCTCAAAACGTTTTGATAAATTAGAAAATATGATTTGGGCTGTCTATCCTTTTATACTAGCAACGGTAATGTTATCTAGATTAATCTAATGGACTCTGTCGTCCAACTAATAAATGAAGTTGGTTTTCCAATAGCCGCAGCTATAGGGTTAGGTTTATTTATTTGGAAACTTATTAATAAAATTATTGACGGTATGGAAACCAAAGTAGACGTGCTTGATGAAAAAGTATCTGCCCAAATATCTGAAATAGAACAACGATTAGGTCAAAAACTAGATTCACAACATGGAATATTAGTAGCATTGATAGATAGAGTGCGTTCTGTAGACAATGAGATTATTAGACAAGACACGCTTTTGAAGACTATACTTGGTGTACCACAATTGATGCACACCGATAGGTTAGCAAAGGCGGACAGAGATGACCAAAGAAAAGATTAAAAGAAAAGTAGGCAGACCAAGTAACGCAGAACTCAAGCGTAGAAAAGAAGAAGCTGAAAAAGATAAAATTCTATGGCTTGTTATGGCTGTAGGAATAGCACTAATTATAGGCATATTTGTACAGAATCTTAAAGCAGACCAAATAGTTCATAAATTTAAGTCCCCTAGTTTTAACGGTATGGGTACCAGCTCACATTATCTTACGATTGAAAACCAAGAGTTCTCAAGAAAATTAACCATTAAAGAAGAAATTAAAGCCTTGCAGGATGAAATAGAAAGAGAAAAAGAAAACTCTACCCTTGCAAGATTTATGCGTAATCTTGAGTCAAGGGTATACGCAGAACTGTCAAGACAGCTAGTTAATAACCTCTTTGGTGAAACACCATCTGATTCAGGTACAATAACCTTAGAAGGAAACACCATAGAATATACAAGTGATGGTGTAACATTAACTCTTAAAATAACGGAAGCAGATGGAACGGTTACTGAAATTACAATACCTATCGGTACTTTTACTTTCTAGTTGTTCTATATTCAACCAGTTTGAAGATACGTACGAGAAAAGATTTAAGGCAAACGACGTAGTATCCATTCAAGACCTTCAATCTGTACAATTAAAAAATGTAAACCTTCCAAAGGTAAGCCCAGTAGTTGCTGTATATCCAGCATCTTTTACGGACCAAACAGGTCAACGTAAAAGCAACAGCGAATTTGCTTTATTTAGTACAGCCTTAACTCAACAACCTAACGCACTTTTGATAAGAGCTTTAAAACATGCTGGAGACGGCAATTTTTTTAGAGTTGTAGAAAGAGTTGGTTTAGATAATCTTACTAAGGAAAGACAGCTTATAAGGTCAGCAAGAGAACAGTTTGCTAGTGAAGAAGATAAAAAAAAACAATTACAACCTTTATTATTTGCAGGTGTATTAATGGAGGGAGCTGTAATATCTTACGAATCAAACTTAGAATCTGGTGGTATTGGAGCAAGATATTTAGGAATAGGAAATAGTATTCAATACAGAGAAGATACTGTAACAATAAGTTTGCGTATGGTATCTGTAGCTACAGGTGAGGTTTTGCTAGAGGTTTTAAGTCAAAAAACTATATTTAGTTATGGCAAATCAGAGGATGTATTTAGGTTTATAGAAGCTGGAACTGAGTTAGTAGAAATAGAATTAGGTAACGCTAGAAACGAGTCATCAACAATAGCTTTGATGAAAACAATAGAAGGAGCTGTACTAGAATTAATAAAGCAAGGTTATACCAAAAAATATTGGGTTTTACAATCAGAAAATAAAGAGTAGAATATATATATGAAGAATAAACTTATAAGCTTAATTGCTGTTTTTTCTCTAGGAGTTACTGCAGCAGATAACGAAATTTACGTAGACCAGTCTGGTACTGGGGCTAATATAGACCTGGAACAATTAGGTATATCTAATATTATAGGTGGACTTAATTCAACATCAGGAAATCTTACAGCTTTTGATTTAGATGGTACTACTATGACACTTGATATCAATATGATTGGTGCCACTAACAAGTTTCTTGGTGATATATTTGCAGATAATTTTACAGGTTTATACAACTTTACTGGTGGTACTAATACATTTACTATTCAAGTAGACCCAACAGACACATACAGTTCAGATGGTACAGACCAAAATGTAACTGTTACTGGTAGTAGTAATACATTTACTTTAAACCAAGGTACAACTGCAATAGCAGCATCTCTTAATCTAGATTGGATTATTCAAGGCTCTAACAACACAGTAACATCAAACATAAATATTGATGGTGCTACAAACTATATGGATATAGATGGTTCTGATAATACAGTAAATTATACTGGTACTGGTACTAATGCTTCTGCAGGTGGGTATTTTTGGTTAGACCATACAGGTGGTTCGAGAACTTTTAATATTCAACAACTGAGTACCCAAGATAATGACTGGCTTAAAATTATATCAATTGGCGGCAATGCTAGTTCTACTGTTTGCGTTATCCAAAACGACCAAGGTACAAGCACAAGCTGTTAATATAGGCGATATATCTGAACTAAATGGTTCGGCACAAATTGTAAGAAACAAACCACTAGATGCTACCTTAGAATTTGCTATACAAAGCAATGATGAAGCTATTACATCTAATGGCAGGATGGCTATTACATTTTTAGATGATTCAATTGTAAAACTTACAGAACACTCACAACTCTTAATAGATGAATATATCTATGACCCTGACCCATCCAAATCTAAAATGGCGCTTACCTTTGGTCTTGGAACAGCTAGATTTATTACAGGCAATTTAAACCGAATAGATAAGCAAAACATTCAACTTAAAACACCTACAGCTAATATAGCTATTAGAGGTACAGACTTTACAGCAACGGTAGATGAATTAGGTCGTAGCCTTATAATATTATTACCAGATGCTCTAGGCCTATCTAGTGGCGAAATAATTGTAACTACAGCTATGGGGACTGTCACTCTTAACAAACCATATCAGGCAACAACTGTTAGCGTGTTTGAATCAAAGCCAAGCAATCCAGTTATTTTAGATTTGACTTTGGATGTTATAGATAACATGCTAATTGTTACTCCACCTAAAAAAGAAGAGTCTGTTCAAGAAGAGGTATCTACCAAAAAACAAGAAAATATTTTAGATTTTAATGACCTAGATATAGATTATCTTGCAAAGGATTTTCTTGCAGCAGACGACTTAGAATTTACAGAGTTAGATATTAACTATCTTGATGTTAATTACTTAGAAGATTTATTAAATGTTTTAGATGCTCTTGCTATAGCAGAAGATGAGGATGCTTTAGCTCAAGCAACAAGCACTCAAGTATCAGGAACGCTTTTGGGCAAGGACCCAGACACCCAAATAACTACTATTATTACAGGTCAAATTGTTAGCTTAAGAAGAAGTGTAAACGAAACAGTACAATTAGATTTAAACAGCAACGACTCATATACAGTTATCTTTATACAAGATGGTATTTCTAATATAATAAAAGTAAATGGAGGAAGTGATAGTGTTATTACTATTACTCAAAGTGATTAATGAAACGACTATTATTACCTATACTTATAATACTTTCTTTGCCGTTAATTTTTCAAAGCACGCCTACAGAAATACTTAAGTTAAAAATATTTGATACATTTGTAACAACGCCAGAACCTTCTGGTAATTTTGTAATTCTTAATATAACCGAAGAAGATGTTGCTAAAGAAGGAGGGTGGCCTTTACCAAGAAGAACACTTGCTCAAATACAAGTTGACCTTATTAATCAAGGAGCTATCGGAGTGGGGTGGGTTATAAGTTTTCCTCAAGCAGATAGAATGGGAGGAGATGAAGTCTTTGCTACAACGCTGGGATATGCTCCATCTGTTTTAGCAATGTTTGAAACTCCTAACGGTAAATATCCAAAAACTACTGGAACAGTTATTAAGGGAAACAATCCTGGAGGAATGTTAAGTCAAGGCGTAGTACAAAATATTAAAATTTTGCAAGACAACTCATTGCAAGGAATTGCAACTGCACCTACCGATATAGATAACTTAGTCAGAAGAATACCATTATTATTAAAAACTCCAGATGGATATGTTCCTGCTTTTGGTACAGAAGTATTAAAAGCACTAACAGGAGCAAAAACTTACATTATCACTACAAATAATAATGGTATACAAGAGATATCAGTCAGAGGAATACCGCCAATCAAAACAGATAGCCTTGGTCGTAAATGGATAAGCTGGGTAGATACACCAGAAACCAATTTACAAGAAATGAATGTTGCTGGCAAGTTTGTTTTTGTTGGCGTAACTGCTAATGGAATTATGCCTCAAATTGCAACTCCGTCTGGATTATTAGAGCCACATAAAATTCAAGCAGCATTATCTGAGTCAATTCTTATAGAAAACTCTCCAATAATTCCAGATTTTGCTTTAGCTTTGGAAATTTTAATTTTTGGAATTTTTGTCACTCTGACGTGGCTTGCAATCAATTATCTTGGTATAACTAAGGGCGTAAGTATAGCTGTAATTTTACTCTTAACTACAGCCCTCTCAGGCGTTTTTAGCATTCAAAAGGGTTATTTAATAGATTTTTCTTGGACTTTTGTATCTCAGTTCATAACTGCAGCTATTGCCTTCTATATAAACTTTAGAAAACAGTTTAAATTGCGTCAACAAATTAAAAAACAATTTGAACATTACCTTGACCCAAGACAGGTTAAACAACTCCAAGATAATCCTGAGTTGTTAAAACTAGGTGGAGAAAAAAGAATATGTACTTTTTTATTTACAGATGTCAGGGGCTTTACAAATTTATCTGAAAAACTAAAACCAGAAGAAGTAACTGACATAATGAACAAAGTTCTTACCGTACAAGTGGAATGTATCCAGGCACATGGAGGAATGGTAGATAAATTTATAGGCGACGCATGTATGGCCATCTTTAACGCTCCTTTGGATTTAGATGAACATGAACAACGTGCTGTTGCCTGCGCTAGAGATATGAGAACAGCAATTCGCATGTTACAAAAAGAATTACCAGAACCAATTGCAATAGGTATAGGTGTAAATACAGGAGAAGCTATAATTGGCAATATGGGTTCTGATACAAGATTTGACTATTCAGCTATAGGAGATGCAGTTAATACTGCAGCGAGACTTGAGTCAGCTACCAAAGAAGCAGGTGTTGATTTATTAATTGGAGAGTCTACTCGTAAAAAAGTACCAGAAGCTACGTTTTGTAAAAAAATGTACGTTAAGGGTAAAAAAGACGCACTCAAAGTGTATACTATTTAAGATGAGCAAAGTGTTAATTGGAATTATAGTAGTAATGGGATTGGCAACTTATCTTCTTTGGAATCAAAATTCCAAACTATCTGCTCTTAACCAAGCATTTGAAATAAGAAACCAGGAACAAAAATTAGCTATAGAATCATTGCAAAATGATTTTACCTTGCAAACAGATAGTTTATTAGAGATTCAAAGTCGTAACCAAGAAATACAACAAGAGATGTCAAGATATCTTGACATATTTAAACGTCACGATTTAACTAGGTTAGCAGCAGCTAAACCTGGACTAATAGAACCAAGAGTAAATAAAGGAACCAAAGATGTATTTGATAGCATTGAAGAAGATAGTCGTAACATCGACAGTCTTGATGATGGCTTGCAGTTGCAGTCTGATACCAAGTAAACAACAGGTTGAAGTAATATCTAAGCCTATAGAGAGAACTATAGTGCAACCTATAATGCCAAGGGAAATAGATTTAAAAGACCCCTATTGGTATGTAGTATCAAATAAAAACATTGATGAATTTTTAGTACAAGTAGAAAAAGACCAAGGACAAATGGTTTTTGTGGCTATGTCAGTAACAGATTACGAGCTTATGGCTTACAACATGCAAGAATTAAAACGATATATTAATGAACTTACAGAAGTTGTTGTTTATTATAGAAAAGTAACAGTTAGCAAAAAAGATAATTAATCTGTTAAAATCAAGAAACCATTAATATTCAAGGGAGGATAATATGGGAATGATAGGAGAATGGCTAGGAATAGTAACTGGTGTTGTTTGCGCAGCATCTATTATTTGTTCGGTTACACCAACCCCAAAAGATGATGCATTAATAGGAAAACTTTACAAGATTCTAGAAATTGCAGCATTAAATATAGGTAAAGCAAAGGAGAAGTAGATGGCTAAAGCACCAGATGCTTTTGTTTACAACGCAACCTTAGAGCGAATAGTCGATGGGGACACCTTTGATTGTTCGCTTGACCTTGGTTTTGATGTAAAACTACACAAGCAAAGAGTACGCCTTCACGGTATTGATACTCCAGAATCACGCACCAGAGATTTAGCAGAAAAAAAACTAGGTCTTGCAGCAAAAGAAAGATTAAAAGAACTTTGCAAGGGTAAATTTAAAATTAAATCATTAGGAAAAGGTAAATATGGCAGAATACTTGGCATCCCTTATACAGAAGATGGCAAAGATATTTGCCAAATGCTCATCAAAGAAGGCCACGCAGTTGAATACCACGGCGGCAAAAAAGCAAAAGTATGGGGAGATTACTAACATGAATATATCTCAAGAAGGTTTATCTCTTATTAAAAAGTTTGAAGGTTGCGAGCTTGAAGCATATAAATGTGCAGCAGGAGTTTTGACAATAGGATATGGCTCTACCAAAGGCGTTAAAGAAGGCGATACTATTACTCAAGAAGAAGCAGATAAGTTACTTTTACATGAAATGGAAGAGTATGAAGGTTATATAAAAGATGCAGTAAATGTCGATTTACACCAAAATCAATTTGATGCTTTAGTTAGTTGGGTGTTTAACTTAGGTCCAGCTAATTTAAAAGCATCTACTATGTTAAAAGTTTTAAACAATAAAGAATATGATGACATTCCAGCTCAAATAAAACGTTGGAATAAAGCAGGTGGTAAGGTTTTACAAGGACTTATCAGAAGAAGAGAAGCAGAAGCCCTTTTGTTTGAAGGCAAAGAATGGCATGAGGTATAACTAATGCCTTTAAGCAAGATTTTATTTAAGCCAGGTATCAACAGAGAAGGTACTGAATACGACAATACAGGCGGTTGGTTTGACGTAAATCTTGTACGTTTTAGAAAAGGTAGACCAGAAAAGTTTGGCGGTTGGTCAAAAGACAGCTCAAATACTTATTTAGGAACTGCTAGAGCTTTACATGCTTGGACCTCTTTAGGAGGTACAAAGTATTTAGGATTAGGAACTACTTGGAAATATTATATTAGAGAAGGAGACAGTTACTCAGATGTTACCCCCATACGAAAGACTACAACTGATGGTGTTGTTTTTTCTGCTACTAATGGCAGCTCTACTATAACAGCTACTGATAATCTTCATGGCTCAGTTATAAATGATTTTGTCACCTTTACAGGCGCTGTTTCTTTAGGTGGATTAATAACAGCAGAAGTATTAAATCAAGAATATCAAATAACATCTGTTACCACTAATACATACACTTTTGTAGCTAAAGATACAGATGGAAATGAGGTTATAGCAAACAGCTCTGATACTGGAAATGGAGGCTCTGGAGTAGATGGAATCTACCAAGTTAATGTAGGTTTAGATGTTTATATTACTGGTACTGGTTGGAGTTCTGGTACTTGGGGTGAAGGAACTTTTGGCTCTACTACAGCTTTATCTGCTACTAACCAGCTAAGACTTTGGACACATGACCACTTTGGCGAAAACCTCATAATAAACCCTAGAGCTGGCGGTATATATAGATGGGTAGAGAATAATGGCCTTACAACAAGAGCTGTAGACCTTTCTACTGTTTCTGGGGCTAACTTAGTACCAACAGTAGGCTTACAAGTTATTACCTCCGAGAAAGATAGGCATTTAATTGTATTGGGTTCAGACCCAGTATCAGGTGGAGCAAGGACAGGCGTTATAGACCCGATGCTTATATCCTTTAGCGACCAAGAAAATGACTTGGAGTTCCAACCTTTGATTACCAATACTGCTGGAGACTTAAGACTTTCATCTGGTTCTTCTATTATTGGGGCTACAAAATCTAGACAGGAAATACTAATATGGACTGATACTGCTTTATACAGTATGCAGTTTGTTGGGCCACCTTTTACATTTGCGGTTAACCTTATTAACGAGGGTACTGGTCTTATAGGACCAAAGGCTGTTATTACTTCAGCTCAGTCTATCTATTGGATGTCTTCAACAAACTTTTACGCTTATACAGGTAGCGTACAAAAGATACCTTGTAGCGTTCATAATTACGTATATGCGGATATAAACCTAAGTCAATCATTTAAAATACATGCGTTTACTATTACTGAAAAGTCTGAAGTTGGTTGGTTCTATTGCTCAGGAAGTGCAACAGAGATAGACAGATATGTTATTTATAACTACGAAGACCAGGTTTGGTATTACGGCCAATTACAAAGACATGCTTGGCTTGATAGTGGTATTGAAGATTATCCTAGAGCTACTTACAACGGTTACTTATTTGAACAAGAAGATGGGTTTAACGATGATGGCAGTCCTATGACTAACGTATTTATAGAAAGTTCAGACTTTGAGGTAGGAGAAGGGGAGCAGTTTGCTTACGTGCAAAGAATGTTCCCAGATTTAAAATTCTTAGCTAATTCAGACTCAGGTAAAGTAAATCTTGTTTTAAAAACTAGAAATAATCCTGGAGAATCCCTTTCAACCAATTCTATATCTTCTGTAGGCTCATCAACTGGGCAAGTCAGTCTAAGAGCGAGAAGTCGTCAGGCTGTATTTAGAGTAGAGTCAGATGATGATTCAGACGGTAACGATAACGTAGGTTGGAGACTAGGAGCTACTAGGTTAGATATTAAACCAGACGGCAGAAGATAATGGCAAAGTTACTAGAAACTAGCCTTCCGCTTGCTCAGGGAGAGATATCTCCTGAAATTTTTAATAGATTAGTTAGGATTCTTGAGTTAAACTTAGGACAGTTCGACCCAAATCGAACGCCGCAGTTCAACGAAACAGAAATTGCGCAATTAAACTTTTTAGAAGGTGATGTAATCTGGAATACTTCTCAAGGAGTGTTGCAAGTTTATATAGGGAACAGTTGGACTCAGCTTCATACACCTAACTCACCCAATAATGGTTTTAAGGCTACAGCTTCTTTAGGTGCTGTTTCTGTTATAACGAAAGGTGATATAGCAGTAAATATAACAGTAGCTTAAAATTTAGGATATTTTTATATGTTTGCAAAACAAAAGATACAGGAAGAATCATACAAGCTTAAAAACTTATTGCTTGGATTTCCTTCTGATTGGTTTGTTAACAAAGATACTTTACAAAAATCAAAAGAATCTATTCCTAATATTGTAGATTTTTACAAAAGCCAGGGTACAGGCAATCCAGAAAAGCTACCATTACAAAATATTATTCAAGAACCTTTAAAGGATGTTTATACAATTCCTTTGTTTTCTGACAAGTTTTGTAAGGTATTGCTAGACGAAATAGACAATATGCAAAAAGAGTTTGCATTTGTACCAAATCCAGATGAAGACAAGTTAAGACAGATACCAGAGATAGTTCTTAACGAAAAATGTCCAGAACTATACGATTCGTTGATGCAGGTAGTTCAATCACTAATTAACCCAATACTATTAACTATATGGAATCGTCACGTTACAGGCGGAAACATACAGATAGCTAACTACAATTTAAAAGATAAAAAGCAAGGAGCTTGGCATCACGACGCCAGTTCAGACGTTAGTATTGTAGTCCCTTTAAATACAGGCGATTACAAGGGTGGAGGAACAGAATTTTTAAATAGAGGAGTCGTAGAGCCATTACCTACAGGTAGCGGTTTGATATTTCCAAGTTATACACACATGCACAGAGGACTAGCAGTAAAGGAAGGAGATAGATATTTGTTGGTTTTTTGGTTAACATCTATAGATGAAGATATTAACAGCGAAGAAAATAAAGGGTAAAATTGTAATATGAATAGAATAGACAACAGCGGACAGGGATTAGCAAAGCTAGGACGTGACGAAGATAAGTATATGGCTCACGTTGCGCCAAATGAAATGGTCGTACCACCTGTTATATCTCCAGAGACAAGAGCGCTTATAGAAGCGGAAATGAAAGCAGTAGGGCTTGACCCAAATGAATATACTGTTGGTGAAGGAATGTCTATCAATCCAATTACAGGTATGCCTGAGTTTGGTTGGTTAAAGAAAACATTTAAGTCTGTAAAGAAAGTTGTTAAAAAGGCTGCTCCTGTTATAGGTGTAGCAAGTATGTTTATCCCAGGACTAGGGCCAGCTATTAGCGGAGCTTTAGGTGGATTGGGTAGCAGCGTTGTAACAGGTCTTAGCAAAATACCAGGAATCGGCGGAGCTTTATCATCTGGCGCATCTGCTCTTGGTAGAGGTATCGGCGCTTTAACAGGTATGGGTGGTGGAGCTGCAGGAGCAACAGGCGGAGCTACTAGCGGTAATTTATTTTCTAGAATCAGAAGCGGTATAGGAAGTTATTTTAATCCAGCAGAAGGAGCAACAGGAATCTTTGGCGGGAAAATTGGTCCAAGCATTAGAAGTGGTATAGGTGGTTTATTTAGTGGAGGTATGGGTAATATACCTGGTATGCCAGGAGGTCAACAAGAGGGCGGATTTATGAACGCTTCTTACACTCCTAGCGCTTCAGATATAGATGATTTGTTTAATAGCGGCAAATTAAAATATATTGAAGGCTATGATGGATTGCCTGGACATTTAGAAAGCGCAGATGGCCAAAAGTTTAATAGTGTTGATGAATATTTTGCATCTCAACAATCTTCTGGAGGATTGGGGAGCCTTTTAGGTAATTTCTTTGGTAGTGGCAAGTCACCTTTACAATTTTTAAGTTCTAAGTTATTACCTCAAGGTATTGAAGATGCTTTAGGTACAGGTCCTGGAGGCGGAGGTCTATTTGGCGGAGGAAGTCAAGGAGGCGGAGGTCTTGGAGGAATGCTTGGAGGCAATATGGGAGCAGCAGGTATAGCCGCTCTACTAGGTAAAACAGTTTACGACGCTGCCAAAGAAAGACAAGGTGGATTAGCTGCAACCCCAGCAGTAACAATGGATGCTCTTGGTAGATACTCTTTAGCTAACGCTTTAGGTACTGGAGGAACAAGAGAAGAGTTTGGTTTAGGACCAGCTCCATCTTCTTTAAAATTTAATATGGGTGGCCCAGTTAACAGACAATATTTTAATCAAGGTGGCGCAGCAATTAAAGAACAAGACATGCGTGATGGTGGTGAATCAGCTGGTCCTGGAACAGGAACTTCAGATGATATACCAGCGATGTTAAGTGATGGTGAGTTTGTAATGACCGCTAAAGCTACACGTGGCGCAGGTGCTTTTGGTATGAACAAAACAAAATCAGGTATAGAGCTTATCAAAGGTGGTAAAGCTTCTAGAGAAAAAGGCGTAGAAAACATGCGCGAACTTATGAACATTTTTGAGGCAATATAATGGCAGTTGAAACTTACAGCGCAAGCAATCAAGTAGCTCCAATAGCTACTGGCTTTACAAGAGATGACAGTCAAAGCGACCCTTACGTAAGAGAACTCTATTTTGGTGGTCCAAATAGTCCTGGAATGATTAATCAGGCGTATGCTGCCGCTCAAAAAGGATATTTAGACAATCCATTTCAAGCTAAGGGCGTAGCAGGATTTTCTCCTTTCGCCAATCAAGCAATGGGTTCTGCTTACTCTGGTATAGGTGGATACAAACCATATTTAGATTTTCAGAAAGATGCTTTATTAGAAGGTATGGGGACTATTGGCGACCAAAGAGGCTTAACAAATGAAGCTTTAGGTGCTTATAGAAGAGCTGGAGAAATGCAACAACCATATTTATCTCAAGCTCAAGGACAATACGGAGCTGGATTAATGGACTTGCAATCAAGCTTTGGTCAGCAAGGGCCATCAGCTAGAGACTTTCAAAGAGCTTCACTAAGAGGATTTGACCCACGTTCTTCTGCTGCTTATAACAATCCGTTTGAGCAACAGGTAGTACAACAAACAATAGATGACGTATTCAAACAAGGCGAAAAAGCTGATATTGCTCAAAGAGCAAGAGACATAAGTTCAGGCGGAGAATCTGCTTTTGGTTCTAGAGCTAGGCTTGGAGCTGAAGAAAGAAGAGCTGCACTTGGTAGAGGTTTAGGTGAGGCTTTAGCTGGCATACGTCAAGGTGGATTTGATACAGCTCAAAGTAGAGCTATACAAGAATCTCAATTTGGCAGAGGTGCTTTAGAAAGAGCTGGAGGATTTGAAGCTGGACTTGGCAGAGATATGGCAGGTGCTAGAAGAGGATATGCAGGCGATATAATGGGATTAGGCACTAGAAGAGGCGATATAGCTAGAACTACAGCAGGAGATATAAGAGGTATATCTTCAGACCTAGGCGGTCTTGGAAGGGATTACGCTTCGTATGGTAGCGATATGGGTAGATTAGGTGGTATATATCAACAAATGGGCAGAGATGAAAGAAGCGAATTGATGGACTACGATAGAATGTCTAGAGATATGAAGCAAGCTGAAATAGATGCGATGTATCAAGCAGATGAAAGAAATAGATTTGCTCCGATGAAAGCTCTTGGTTTTGTTCAAGGATTTGCTCCAGGTTATCAAGGAGGCAGTTCAAATGTTAGAACTACTTACGGTATGCCTAGAGACCCATTAGCAGAAGGCTTAGGTACATTTATGAATACTTACACCAACTACGCAAATGCTGGTCAAGGACAAGGACAACAGAGTGGTTTAAGCCAAGAAATGATAGATTATCTGAAAAAAGGCGGATTTAGCGTTTAATATGAATATACTTAACAGAAGAATGTTTGCAGAAGGAGACGTAGCAACTACGCAACCTACTCCTGGACAAATGGTAGATATACCAAACTTAATCAATTACTACGTAAGTCAAGGCTATAATTCAGTAGATATTAAAGAGATGTTGCCAGAAGTACCGATGGCTGTTATTGAATCTGCTGTCAACGCTTTAGGTGGTAGTGTTAATCCAGCTATAGCAAGCCCTGGAGCAGATGAGTTTTCTGGTAATATTAATCCTTTTGTAGAGATGCAAGAAACTACAACTCTGGCTAATCAACAAGGTGATACAACAATCAATCCAAGTTTTCCTCAGCCAGCAACACCACCAGAGCTTCCAAGTGAAGCTGATATATCAATGATACCAGAAGATATTAGAAGATATATGCAAGCAACTGCTCAAATTTTTGATGATGAAGGTATGGTTTCAGCTATTATGATGAACTTTGACCTAAGTGAAGAAGAAGCAAGAAGTATTGTTGGTATGTCTCCTAAGCCAAGTACAGATATAAATGTAATTGAGCCTAGTTTAGAAAAAGTTTCTTTGACCGCTAAAGAAGATGACCTTCCAGAAATTTCAGAGATTGGAACGGCCACTGAATTAGGTCCAAATCAATATAGAAACGCTGAAGGAAAATTATTTACTATAGACTCAGAAAAGTTTAAAGATATATTAATGTCTGAAAACATCAGAGAATTAGAAGCCTTAATACAAAATCCAGACGTAAAATATGGTTCAGATTTACAAGAAATATTTAGACAAGTTGTTGGTAAAAGAAAAGCAGGATTTTCTTCAACAAGCCCTTCTACATTTAAGTTTGGTGAATTTTTACCAGACCCGTTAAGTCTTAGGTCAGGAATTGAAGACGCAGGTAGTTTTGCCTTGGATTATGGAAAACAATTAACAGAAGGAGTAGGAAATCTTTTTGGTGGATTTATGGCTGATACAGACGGCGCTCAAGACTTTTTTCCAAGCGAGAGATTTAAATTTGATAAAGATACATATTTTACAGACCCTACAATTGGTATTAGCGATTCAGGAAATAAAAGGCAAGGATTTACTAACGAAACTCTTGATGGAATCGTTTTAAGGTCTAGTCTTGGAGAAATAGACCAAAGCTTAGAAGAAATAGCAAAAGAAGAAGCTAAACCTATTGAAGAAAAGGCAACCGAAGTTACTCCTGGAGAAACTCCAACTACTGACGACGACGCAACAGGTACATCTGCAGACCCAGTTAAGGCAGCAGAGCCTGGAGATGACAAGAAAGATGAAGATAAAAAAGATGCTGACTTACCTCAAGGAATGACAGTAGCAACAGAAAACGACCAAGCCGAGCAATTGTTTACAACACTTGGTAACGCATTTAACAGCGACGCCAACCTAAGAATGATGAGAAATGTTGGTAAAGCCTTAACTCAATATGGCAATCTTGCAGAAGGTATTGGAGTAGGCAGTGCCGCAGCTTCAGAAGAAAGACAGTTACAAGAACAATTAGACGCTAAAAGAGATGCAGAGTTGGCCGCAGCGGGTGGATTAAGTGTTGGAGATAATGAAAAAGTTTTAAAATCTAAAGAAAGTTTAAACGATTATATAAAAGATTATAATAACGCTATTGCAGCAGAAGAGTTAACAACTGGTATTTTAGGAATATTATCAAACCCATCTACAAATATTACTTCTTTTGCAAGTAAAATAGGAACTACTGTAGATGAATTTTTAAATTTTGCTGGTGTAAAAAATGTTAAACAATTTGAAAGCATGAAGCCAGGACAAAGAGCTAAGGCTATGCTAAAAGTTTTAACAAATAGAGATATTAAAGAAATATTAGGTGAGTCAGGAAGAACTATCTCTAATATTGATAGACAAATAGCTGAAAAAATTATGGGTAGCTTAAGATTGTTTGACCCAGAAGATAGTGTTGGAACTATGAAATTTAAATTAGAAGAAAATTTACGTTCAATTACTACTAAAAAATCTTTATCTCAAAGAAATATTAAAGCTAACGCAAAATTTATAGCTGGGTATGACCCAAAATCTATTTTTGATGATATTGAACTTTTAATGATTTTAAATGATGAATTGGGTTATAACTTACAACGTCAATCGTCTGCACAAGCAACCACGCCAAGTTCTAATCCAGATGATATACAACTAGATATTACTGGCCAATAATGAGAACTTATAACGTAAAGCTAGCTGAAGGTGTTTTTGTTAGAGTAAACGCTGACAATCCAGAAGATGCTGCCGCTAAAGCTAAAGCAGAAATTGCAAAAAGAGAAGGCTCTAGAGCATACGACAAAGTTTATTTTGATTACGAAACAGGTATACAAAACAACGCTTTAAGAGCGCAGTTAGCTGTAGCTGAGGATTTTTATAGAAAAGATGGTGAATACGTTTCTGAAAGAGAAAACGTATTAAATAACTTTCCTGGTATTGGTTCAAGCGGATATGTAAGAGACTCAAAAGGCAGCCTTGCCTTAACACCTGCAGCCCAAACAGCTTTAGGTTTAAAACCATCTAATAAAAATATTGTCATTGACGAAAATAAAGCATTTACCTCTGGAGACTACGCAGATTTAGCTGGATACGCTGGACCTGTACTAGGAGCTATCGCAGCAGTTAATCCATACCTTAGAGGTGTGAAATGGTTAAGAGGAGCTTTAGACTCTAGAGTAGGAAGAGCTTTGTTAGTTGGAGCTGGTTCTGGTATTGGTAAAGCAGCAGAAGAATCAAACGAGATTGCTAGAGGCGTGCAGCTACAAAACGAAGAAGAAGTAGGGAAAATGGTAAAAGACGAGGTAATTCTTGGTACCGTTGCTCAAGGTGCTGCAGAAGTTTTAGGCGGTATATTTAAAACGTATTTTGGTAGAACGGCAACAAACGGTAACGTAAGAGATTCTCGTTTTATTATGGATGGTTACGATTTAGGAGATGTAGCCAAGGTAGACGCACAAATAGCAGTTAAAAAAAATATAACCGACCCTAATTTTAAGGCTACTAGAAAAGAAGTTTTAAAAGAATTTAAACAACAAAAAATAAAACCTAAGTTTCCAAGAGGTATTGTTACCCAAGCAGCTTTGGGAAGAACTATTCCATCAAGAGGTCAGTCTATTGCTGAAGCAGTAACAGGTGCAAGTGCAAGAGAAAAAAGAGCAAGTGCAAACTTGGTAGCTCAAATGGATGATTTCTTTAAATCTATAGGAAATGCAGACGCTACTATAGATGATTTTATTTCTGCTGGGGCAGTAGGTAAGGTTGCTGGACAGGAATTAAAAGCTGCCACTACTGCATTTGATAAAGCAATGAATCTTTCTGACCAAAAGTTAGACCAACTTTTAAAGAAGATGTTAAACGAAATGAATACAGTTCAAGGCCTAGGAGAAGTTTCTGGGTCTGCTTTAAAAAGAGAACTCATGGATTCAATTGGGTCATCTTACAAAACTTGGCATACAAGTAAAAATAAATTATATGCAGCATCTGACAAGGCATTAGCAGAGGCAGGAGCTATGCCAGCAATACAGAATCAAGTCAAAGCTTACAGTAGCGTATTTAAAGAAATATTAAATAGAGCAGACGTTGAGGATGTATTGTTTAAATATCAAGGAAAACCAGTTACTTATTTAAAAGAACTTGCAGAGGGTGGAAACATTGAAAACTTAGAACAATTAATAAAAGCTCAAAGTGAAGTTAAGTCATTGTTAAGCGTATTAGGTCAAAAAGGTGCTACAAGCGGAACAAGCTACAGGGTAATGAAAGAAGTATCTGAAGAAATAAATAATCTATTTAAAGATATTGCTAGTGGAAAAGCTTTTTTAAGCAAAGGAGCTTTTGCGGGAGTAGAGGGAGCAAATAAAACAGCTGCCATGAATGCAGCAAAGGCATTTGGAAAAGCCAAAGAAGAATATAAAAAAGGAATGCAAAAATTTGATAACACCATAGCTCAAAAAGTTATTAATGATATTAAATTTAACAAAGGACAGGGCAATCCAGATGAAATGTTTGCTTTTATAGATGGCCCAAACAACTCTAGAATTGTTGACCAGATTTTGTCAAACATAGCTCCAGGCCAAAAAGATATGTTTAGAGGGAAAATGGCTAAATTATTAATGCAAAATGTTATTAAAAAAAGCACCGACCAAACAACAGGACTATTAAAACCAGCGCAATTTAGTACAAACATCTTAAAATATGAAGACACTTTAAGACCTTTGTTTGGAGCCAAGTATGAACAAAACATACAATTGCTAAGAGAGATAACTAGGTTAAATCCAAAAATAAATAAAAAAGATTTAGACAATTTCTTTAGAGCTTTGGACGAAGACCCATCTCAATTTGTAATGGCAAAGCCATCTCAACAAAGAACTCGAGCGCAAATAGAAGGAAGAGAACCTGATTTTTTTCCAGGAGATAAAGGTTTTGATGCGCAAAAAATGATTGCAGATTATCCTGAATTAGATACAGCAAACGTTCTTCTAAAAACACTGAGAGATAAAGCAGTATTAGCAGCAGATGCAGAAAAACTTTCTAAGTCTGCATTTATGAAGACTGTTAATCAAGAAACTCCAGAAAGAATTGTAGCTTCTATATTTAGACCTCAATCTGCTGTAGATATTAACTACTTAAAAAATACTTTAGAACCAGCAACTTTTGCTAAAGTTAGAGAAAATGCTTTAGGACAATTACTTACTGATGCTGTTAGTGTTGGTTCGCTAAAATCAACAGCAAAACTTACAGATATTTTTAAACCTAATCAATTTAAAAATGCTATGGAATCATACGGAGATGAAACTCTTGAGGCAATGTTTGGTAAAGACCAGTTGCTTGCATTTAAAGCATTCCAACAATCATTGGATTTACAAGTAGGAGCTTCTAAAGGATTAACAGCTGGTGGTATTGTTGCTGGAGCTATCGGTGCGCAAGCTCTTAATATATCTTTACTTCCAACTATTGTTGGTTTAAAAGTTTTTGCAAACGTTATGTCTAACCCAAAAATTGTTAGACTTATGGCAAGAACAGATACAAGTTCAACTTTACAAGTAATAGATGCTTTTGAAAAAGCTTTAAGATTAACTGCAGCTCAAAGTATACAAGAAGAGGCAGGACAAGCAGAAGCTGGTATTATGGAAGAACTTAGAAAGCAAGTAGAATCTCCAGAAAATCAATCTGTCGCAGAAGAATTGAGAGGACAGGTAGAACAAATAGCAAAACCAATCAAAGCATCTGTACCAGATTTACCAGATATTATTCCAGCAAATTTAAGCGCTCAAAATCAAGCACCCATTAACAGAAGCTTATTAGGTGGAAATCCAGCCAACGAGAGTATTGCTGAAAGTCTAGGCAGACTGGCCTAACTCTTTTTATTATAAGTTAAACCCATTTCTTCTCTATCAAATCCTAGCGGGTGTTCTGATAGACAAGTCATTTCATCTTTACTTAAGTGAACGTATGGCTCTGAGTCTTCTTCGTAAATAGGCTCTGCTATCGTACCGAATCTAACGTCATACTCTTTGCCTGCTTTCCAAGTATGTGAGTAAACGCTATCAGTCATAGCAAATACCAGGACAAAAGGATGGCCAGTAGCTAAAGACAAAGCTGCACCCATTCTTAATTTAGAGGTGCTAAGTAATAAAGTGTCATACCTATCTATACCGAAACTACGACATTTAACTTCTAGCCAAAAGCAAGAGTCACTACTTTCGCACCAGTAATCTAGTCCGTAAGATACTGGTAGCTTGTTGCACCTAACATCCCACAATCCTTCTATAAAACCAGCTACACGCTCCTCGCGTTTCTGGTCGCTTATTGTTTCCATCTTTGGTTTTGGATTCATATTCCACTCCTTTAATCATCAAAGAACTCAGGATCAATAGCAACAATACGTTTTGTTGGCCTACCTGTAGTTTTAGTCTTAACATCTTTCTCTTGGATTTCTCCAGAGTTCTTCAGTCTTTCTATAATTTCTTTTACCTCGTATGACTTCATACTTCTAAATATTTCACGCCTATCTATATCACGCTTACTGATACCTATATCTCCTTGCGACCTAATAAAGCTTAAGACTTGTTTTATCTTGCTTTCTGTCTCTGAGCCTGCAACTTTGTCTTCACAGTTATCTACAAGTAATTGGTCATAGTAATAAACATAATCAATTGCCCACTTAGTTATATCACTCCTAATAATATTGGTCTTATGGTCATCCGCTAAAGCGCATATCAAAGCTAATCTCATAGCCTTTTCTCTAGTTCTAGATAGCAATACTTCTAGTCCATCTTTCTCTAGAGCGTCTTGTTCTTCTATTAATTTGTATGCAAGCTTGGTTAATAAGTCTTTACTTTCACTATCAAAAGTAAGAACACGTTGTCTAAAATCCATCTCTGAGTTGTTCTTAGCAAGCTCTTCCATTTCATTCTTAGTCTCTCGCATCTTTCTAACCCACTCACATATAGCATGAGAAGGTTCTCTGAATGGAACCATCCTACCTACAACTCTAGGAAGTTTGGATTCAACAACAATAAACCTATTTAAAAATCCATCTACAATTCTGCCTGTAGATAAAGCACCGTAAAAATTCTTTGGAACACTCATACCCATAAGTGTTATAGCTGGTTTAATTGTTGACCTATCCATAGCTTCTTGTTGTTGCTTGCTAGACATATTCATTAAAGAGTAGTTATCAGGTCTGATAGTACCGTGACAACGACCCCAGGCTTCCATCAGAGCTTGCAGGGCGTCTTCTTTATTAGAGTTGGATGACTTGGCTATACTTTCTAATCTTTTACCAAACTCGTCCATTACAGTTATGTGCGTCGGTTTGTGTCGCAACAAACTATAGACAGCTCCACTTGATGTATAGCCATCTCCAGCCATCAAATCTACATGGCCAGAACTATCTAACACAGACTCAATAACTGTCTTAGTATTTTCTTTACCCTGACCAGATTTTGCAATACACATAAAATACAAAGATGAAAAGTTATTCATATCTGATTTATACATACGACCAGCAGCAACTGAACCTACACCCAAGGCTGACTGCAGGCTTAATCCTGGCTGAGATATTTGAGCTATTTGCTCTGAATATTCATAGATGTCCTTAATAATTCCTGGAGGGTTATACAACTCACTTGGTTCTTTTATTATCCTGTTTTTAGATATGTAACTAGGAGCAGCTTGATTCTTACGCTCATGGGTTCTCATGATAGAACTTACAGTTGTAGCTATCTCTGAATCTTCTAAAGGTGGTTTGTTGCCTCTATTCCAAGACTGCAAAAAGAATTGAGTAAAGTCTGTATTCAATCCTTTGGCAATCAGATAACCTGCCAGTCTAGCTGCAGTATCATTACGGCTTCCTTCAGCGGCGGCTTCAAGGGAGAGAGGTGTCGCTATAGGTTTGCCGTTAATCTTGTCTGCGCCAGTTACCTTTACCCAGTCTTCACGAGAGAAGTCTGGCAAGTCACCTGTATCATGCAATTCCCAACCTGGTATTACTTGTGGTTCATAGATGGCGCCAGTAGCATGAATATTATAGGGGGCAATAATCAAGCCACCAACGCCTCTTATATCAATGAGTTTTTCTGGGTCATAACCAGTAACTCTACGAGCGACATAAGTTGTAAAATTTTCTGGGTTGTTATAGTAATAGTGCATACCCTTACCAGTAGCTACCTTTAAAGGTGTAACAGGTAAATTATTTGCAGCCCACGTGACTGCTTCTGGGGTATCTGCATCTATAACTAAAAACTTACCAGTCACTAAAGCTACGACTAAATCATCGCGGCCTTGAAACCATTTAGTTATCTCTTCTGTCGTTGGTTGTTCGCTCTTGAATCTTTCCCAGCTTCCAAGTTCTCTTGGAGGGACTTTGTTATGACGTAGTAAAGGTACTACACTAAAGCCTGATTCTGCATAGGCAAGCGCTAAATCCAACGCAGAGTCTTCTGCTGTTGCTTTGACGTTGAACACTTCTGTTATTCTTCAAAAGTAGTTTCAAGTGGTCCATAGATAGATTCAAAGTCTAGCTTTCCGTCTGCTGCTTTGATTATCTTTTTAGCCTGTTTTATAGAAGGTTGACGCCTACCATATCTCCAGGACTTTGCTGTTGCTTCAGAGCATTCAAATAATTTTGCTGCTCCAGCGTTGCCTATATAGGCAATATAATCTTTTAAAGATATACGTTTCACTTCTCTCTCCTTGTATTCTGGCTCTAGTTTGTTAGCATATAAAGATTCTAAATCTTTATCACATAACTGCTTTAGCCTGTATAAATAATTCACTTTCCATTGATTTTTATTGACTTCGCTCATAGTTGCTTTCTGTAATAAATTTATTTTGAACTAAAAGTATACAGTTATAAATTTTATCTGTATACTATTATTTTATCTTTAGGAGAAATGATATGAGCGATATTATAAGTCGTATAAAAAGCCC